TTTAGTTTTAGGTTTTCGTCCTCCAAGTAAAGCGGGTAAAAATAGGAACAAAGCGATGATGCCAATAATTAACGCGAGTGCAATAACAAAAGGTAAGAAGAAATTTTCTACTTTTGCGCTAGCTTCTTGCTGAATCTGAAGAATAAGTTGTTGACTTAATTTATTAGTTGCATCACCTTTTGTAGAACAACTTATAAGATCTGAAATGTAATTTTCTGCTCCCACAACAAGACTACCGCCTATCTCGGAATCAGAAATTTTAATATTTTGATTGATACCTGAATCTATTGTATTAGAGCAATTTTGTACAAATTCGTTCTTAATAGATGAAGCTATTTGTGCATTGATATTATATATATTTTTAGATTTTGCTGAACTGAACGATGGCAATTGTTGAATGATAGCAGTAGCCGTTTGAGAAGCAGCTGATTGAAGAGCTTGGTCCAATTGATTTGTAGCTTGTTCTGATTGTAAACAACCTTCCTTCAACATTAACATATTTTTGGCACTAATATCCACACCACCGAAAGTTTTTAAACCACTAATACTAATATTCTGGAAAATCTCATTACTAATTTTTTGACTGCAATTCTGTACAGCTTCATTGATAACGCTAGCAATAGCTGAGACGTTCTCATTTACTACATTCTTGCTTTCAGTGCCCCCCTCTATATCACTGATAATATCACCGATAAACGCCATTTTTTTTCTATGGGTTATAAAATTAAAAATGGTAAGTACGGCAGGCGGATGGATTATCATTGCCATTCTTATTTTTGTTTTTGTGATTTTTGGCATATTATATTGGTATTGGAATTATATATATATACCCCAACACCAAGTAAAACTATCAGCTGCTCAAAGAAATCAACCCCCAGCTAGTCAATGGCCGGCTCCAACACCACCACTAACGTAATGTTGTATGTAGAAAATATATTCGGTAAATATAAAAAAAAAACATCTGCACGATGTTTTTTATATCATATTGGAAAAATGGCTTGGAGGAGTTACCAAATTGGTGGAACTTTTGTGATCTTTATTGGTATTATCCTGTTAATTGCTGGAATTGTGGTATTAGCAATCGATCAAAATAATCAAAAGACATCTGAGTGGTGGGTATGGGCACTGATCGTAATCGGCGTTATTGCCCTTTTAGTGGGTATAGGACTATTTTTCATTCCTCCTGCACAAACCGACTTAGAAAAAAGCTTAAAAATGCCCCCGGGTTGTCTTGAATCTGAAAAATCTATACCTATGGTAGATGTGAGTCCTGTTGAACAACCTTCTGATCCATGCGATCCTCCATTACCCGTTGTTGATGTCCAACGGGTAATGCCGTGGCCAGAGGGTGAAGGTATGCCCGTAGCAGAACCAATGCCTCCTCCTCCTGTAGCAGGACAACCATATGTTAGACGTGTTGATGGTGTACAATCCGCTGGACCTTTTGTTGGTAGACCTTTTGTTGCTGAAAGAAGAAGTATCCCTAATCCCGATCTTTGCTAGTGAGTTGTCTCACTAGACCTTTTGTTGGTAGACCTTATATTACTGAAAGATGGACACCTCTTTCCCGAAGAGTCCCGCTGCATAAACCTTATATGTTTAAACTACCCTGCAAATCTTATTTTAAGATAAAATAAGATCGTGGTTAATGCTTATTATAATGCCCGGAAGAGAAGATCTTTCTCTTTGAGTGTCTTTTCAATGGCTTTACACATCACGGCTTTAGATACTAGAATCCATGAGGCAAAATATCGCAATCGGTCTATAGTAAAATGAGGAATTTCTGTTTCTAATTCGTGAAAGCCTTTGGTTTTTATAATTGTCATGATCAACTTTTCTGGCGAAGTTTCTTCGGCTACAGTTTTTGGTGGTTCAACATGCAAAAACTCCAATATTTTCACCAAGACTGGTGGTGTAATATTATTACACACTCTCCCCGTTTTTAACTTACGTTTGTCATCCACAGCTTCTGGATTTTCATCGATCTTGTTACGAATGGTCAATATCTGGTCTCCAAGATAATAGCCATAGACCAAACTTCGCTCTTCAAAGAACTGCTTAAACCAATACAACTCCTTTTGTATCCATAAACTATACACAACGGCTTCTTCTGGTGAAGCATCTCTCCAACGAGTACTGTGAGACTCGTCTTCATCATCTTCATAAAACGATTTCTCTAATTTAAGAATTCTGAGTCGACCGTTTGCTTTGAAATAGCGTGTTTTATCTGCATATCGAGTTTTTGTCTTTTGCAACGTATATAATGTATGTACAATGACCAAGTCCGTGTCTGTATTCCATTGGTAATCTTCGTTTGGATCATAATGTTTAAATTTTACTTTGCGAATGCCAAATTTTGGTTTTCTTCCTCTTCCTTGTTCCTTCTTGATCAGTTCTTCTTTTAATTTACGAATTTCTTTTACCGGCTCATGTAATATATAGAAATTTGACGGTTTCCTGTCCTGTATATGATTATGCAATCCGAAATGTTTTAGGAATGTATGTAGACCCTCTTCATCTTCAGAGGGATGTATGTCATAATCATGCATAAATGACTGCAAACTCTTCTCATTCTCAAATCCCCGGGCAAATGTATGCAATACATCTTCTAACAAACGAGCACAAGTATCGACATCTACATTATCGAGACATATTTCGGACGGTTCAGATAGAAACTCGCTTTTAAGTCGCCGTAGTGTTTGATTCTGCTTTTCCAAAACTAAATTCGACTTGATCTTGCGTAAAGGTTGTTGACAGCTTGCTATAATATACTGTGTATAGTAGCTAGAAGCCGATAACAGTCCACTTTCTCCTGCAAAATCGCGAGTAAGGAAAAGTTTATTACCATCTTTTCGGAGATAAGATGTTTGTCCATATCGGTCTACAATTGGCATTTGTTGTGAAATCATCTTTTCCAAAGCAAAATGCAAGTATTTCATCCTTGGTGGGACGTTAGTCTGTACTGCTATCTTATGTAAGACTTCTTCCATAGTCACCGAGAAATTGGTTTGAAAACACGTTTTTAAGAGTTGAACGATGATTGAGATTGGCTCATCTATATAATATACATCATATGTCGAATAATCTACTTTATGACAACTATAGGTAGTTCTGTCATAACTTTTCACATCTACATAGTCATTTTCAATGGTACCAGGTTTATCGGTATCACGAACGTTACGATCGTAATGAATTTGGGAATCAACAGCTGCACGTTTCATAAATCTCTGTACTCTACGATTTGCTCTGTCCTTCGTCTCTGCGAGAGTATATAAATAGGCATCAATAGAACGAGCTGGATCACCGCGTGATATAGCTACATGATAGTATACATTTACATCTATACGTGCATCCTCGGGATCTAATCCAACTTCTCTATAAATTTCCTTTTTCTCCTTCAACAGCAATTCATGACTTGTAGATCGAATAGCGCGACTTTTAGCTTGATGTGGAGTAGAATACTTCCAATCGCCTGAACTTATGTGGATGCTAATAACATTATTTAGACTAATACCTTCGCTCCCTGTAGGAGAAGTAATAAACACTTTGATATAATCACCGTGTTTATTTTCTGGGGAGTTCATGAGTTCAATCATAGCCGCAAAGGTAGATTCGGACGTCATCCCAGTAAAAAGTCCAATTCGTTTCTTAGGTTTGAACTGTGAACGAATTTCCTTTGTAGCAGTACGAGATTTAGATGACATTACAGATCGAAATACGGATGACGATTCGTTGAAAATCTCATAACCCATAGCTTGGAAGCATAACGCAATTGTAATGGCTCCAGAGGCTTCAACAAAATTATCATAGATATAAACACTTCCATCTATAGTTGCTTCTGCTATGTCAATCATGTTTGCAACTTTTACCGAATGTTTACGTATGCCGTCAATATCAGCTATAGCATGCTTAAATTTTTCCGTTGGATAGTAGAAATTCCCTATTTTCTGGGTATATCTACGGAATCCCTTTGCTCCCCACGATCCATCGGGGTAGACAAAATTCGCTGCTTGTCGTTCTGCATGATAGAACGTGGTTTTCTTCTTCTTTTCTTTTTCACAATTATCTTGCGAGGCATGAAGGTAAGACTTGTTCTGAAACTCGCTCATGTAATTAGGGAATACCCGAATTTGAGGATTTTTGAACTCTCCTTCATACTTGTAGCTAGGAATTTCGTTCACAGGAATACCAATATGCCGAATGTTGATACCCGTATCCAAGCTTCGTACGTAAGACACACGTCCCCTAAAATATGGCTCAAAATCCTTATATTTAGCAGTTTCATAAGGAAAATCTGGAGAAAACTGTTTATCTTTTGGAAGTATGAGGTTCATAATCGATCCAATCTCCCGAACATCATTGACCATTGGTGTAGCTGTGGCTATGATGCGCTTGATATTCTTAGGCAGATGAAACAATCTATAGATTTGTTCGTAAACGATTCGTTTTCGGAAATCATCCCGTTTCGTTTTCGATGTAGAGGTATTTTCAATACGAATGTTATGAACCTCGTCAAAGAAGATAAGGTGTCCAGAAAAGACATCAATAATGCTTGTATCGTCCATATTTTCCAACTCTCGGGCTAATTTCTGGTATCCCACAATCCGATACCATTCTCCTATCTTATTTCTCAACAATCTTTTTCTTGTGGAAGAATAGCATTCATCGACATCATAGGTACCATCGATGCATGATTCAACAATTTGGCGTTCAATCTCAGATTTTAAGATATCAGAGCGCACCAAAACTAAAATTTTCTGCACTTTAGTGCTATTATTCCGATTTCTTCGGAAATGTTCCCCGATTAAATCAAGAATTCTTGATTTACCTGTCCCAGTATCATGAAATAAAAATAAGTCGTCGTATGCTTCTAAAAATCTTTGTACTAATAATTGATGGTTAAAATATTTGCCAGAGAGTTTCTCCAAAGGACTGGAGGACAAGTCTGCAAATTCCTTCTTTACGGTAATTTTTTCTTGTATTTTTTCGTCTTCTACATTTGGGTAAAAAGCTAGTAAATCTTCTAATTGTAAGGGTTTTTCGGGACATTCGGGGAAAAGTGGTTCACACATTTCACAAAGATAAAGGAAGGTTTACATATCCACAAAATTTATTTTTAAAATTCATTTTCTCAAATCATTTCCGTGGTTACCTTGAATTTAACCTAAGCTGTATTGCATAAAAACGTGATAAAATTTAGTAAATGCGTGTAGCTCTAATAACTGGTATCACAGGGCAAGATGGTTCTTATTTGTCTGAATTACTGCTAGAAAAGGATTATGTAGTGTGGGGGATTGTACGTAAAAGCACAAGAAATTTGTCAGAGAGTTACATAGGAGAACTCTATGATTCTGGTAAATTAACCCTGAGGTATGGAGACTTGCAGGATTGTAGCTTCGTTCCTGACATTTTGAGTGAAATTAAAGCCGCATACCCGGAATTAGAGAGATTGGAAATATATAACTTGGGAGCCCTGACCCACGTTGGTCTGTCCTTCAAAATACCTGAATATTGTACTAATGTAAACGGTGTAGGTACGTTAAAGTTATTAGAAGCAGTTAGAAGATGTGACTACAATGATAAAATCCGATTTTATCAAGCTTCTACATCAGAATTGTTTGGTAAAGTAGTCGAAAGTCCACAAAATGAGAACACGCCATTTTATCCCCGTAGTCCTTATGGTGTATCTAAACTGTATGCCTATTGGATTGCTAAGAATTATCGGGAGGCTTACGGGTTATACGTATGTAATGGTATTCTTTTCAACCACGAATCTAGTAGGCGTGACCCCATTTTTCTCAGCAGAAAAGTTACCACAGGCATCCGGGATATTCTTAAGGACAAAAGCTATCGTATTGTCCTCGGAAACCTGAATTCCTTGAGAGATTGGGGTCATGCTAAGGATTTTGTTCGTGGTATGTGGATGATGATGCAGTCTCCAACCCCTGACGATTTTGTCCTAAGTACCAATGTGTGTCACAGTGTAAGAGAGTTTATTGAGAAAGCCTTTGCCCTCAAAGGATTTCACGTGAAATGGGAAGGAGAAAATTTGGAAGAAGTGGGTTATGATTTGGAAACGGGTAGAGTTTTAGTGACTGTAAGTGAAGAATTTTTTAGACCTGCCGAGGTGGACCTGTTAATGGGCGACAATAGTAAAGCTGTTCGAGTATTGGGTTGGAAACCTGAACACGATTTTGACAGTTTAATACAAGATATGATGCAGCATGACTGCCCATAGATTCATTAAATGTTACAAAATTACATTTGTAACATCTTTATTATTTTCATCCATGCTATCCTAAATTGTTTATAAAGCTTCATGTATACAACAAAAATGTCTAAACCCATAGATAGGTGTCGTATTTGTGGTAATACAAAGTTGGTTGATATCTTAGATCTGGGCGATCAATGCCTGGCATCCATATTTCCCAAAGAAGGGGAACCCGACCCATCTCTTGTTCCTATGAAATTAGTCAAATGCGATGAATCTGATTCTAGTAAATGTGGTTTGTTGCAATTGAGTCACACTGTTGACAAGGATTTATTGTATACAGATCGCTATGGTTATAGATCCGGCATAAATACCACCATGTCCAAACATCTTAAAGATTTAGTCGGAGAAATCGAATCTCGTGTGGTCATCGAGTCCGGTGATGTTATCGTTGATGTCGGTAGCAACGACTGTACCCTGTTGAAATCATATTCCAAGGGTTCAGACCTCCGAAGAGTAGGTATTGACCCTACGGGTTTACAATTTAGAGACTATTATCCAGAGGACGTACAACTCCTCCCACAATTTTTCTCAGCGTCTGTGTACAAAGATAGTTTTAAAGATACCAAGGTCAAAATCATTACCAGTATTTCCATGTTCTACGATCTTCCCAATCCTGTCGAATTCGCACGTGATATTAAAGCTATTCTGGCTGAGGATGGTGTTTGGGTAACAGAACAAAGTTATTGTGTGACCATGCTTGAAAGAAATTCCTTCGATACCATATGTCATGAACATCTTGAGTATTACACTCTCAGACAAATCCAATTCATAGCTAAGGTTGCGGGATTGAAGATCGTGGATGTGTCCTTAAATGAATGTAATGGAGGTAGTTTCCGCATTACACTAACTCACGAAGACAACCATAGCATTAGCGTTAATACGGAAGCCATTGAGGCTTTAGAAGCTAAAGAAAGGGACTTACAATTCCATACAAACATACCTTTTGAGCAATTTATGGAGCGATGTGAGGATTTGAAAAAGCAAACCGTAAAATTTTTAACGGAAGCTGTTGATGCAGGTAAATCCATATACATTTACGGAGCTTCGACCAAGGGAAATACGTTGCTGCAATATTATAGCATAGATAATGCCGTCATCACTGCTGCTGCTGAAAGGAATGTCAGAAAATATGGCTGCAGAACTCCGAGTACAAACATTCCCATCGTGTCAGAAGCCGAGATGAGAGAAGCTAACCCCGATTATCTGTTGGTATTGCCTTGGCATTTCAAAGATGAATTCATCGAAAGAGAACAAGAATATATTGATGGTGGTGGAGCACTAGTGTTTCCCCTTCCTTCCTTGACCATTCACTCTAATAAAAAAAATATTGATCACGGGTATAACAGGACAGATAGGGTCGTATTTAGGTGAGATTCTCCAAGATGAAGATTGTATAGTTTACGGAATAACGAGATCAACTCCATTACATCCTATTCGTGGAGTAATATATGTAAAGTGTGATATCTCGGATGTTGATACTTTCAAAGATATCATTAATCATTTGTGTCCAGACGAAATCTATCATTTTGCTGCGCAAACCGCTGCGGCTACATCTGTAAAAGAACCTGAAAAAACCTTGTGGGTTAACGGAAATGTGGTAATGGCGATCTGTGAAGCTATCCTATCAACGGACAAATCGATAAAGCTGTTCGTTGCCAATAGTTCAGAATTATTTAAGGGTAGATCGGCTAGGACAGTTAATGAAACCGACTTGGATTTCTATCCTAAAAATCCTTACGGTATAGGTAAACTGGCAGCCTATTGGACGTGTCAATACTATAGGGAATATTTTGGTCTTCATATATGCAGTGGTATCATTTTCAACGCAGAATCGCCAAAGAGGAACTCAAACTATGTCACCTCGAAAATTGTAAAAGAGATAGTTCACATTGCAAAGACTGGAAAGGGTATTTTATCTGTAGGCAATATTGATAGTTGGCGTGATTGGATCCACGCATACGATGTAGCCAACGCAGCTAAAGTTATTCTATCTCAAGAAAGAGCGGATGACTATATTATAAGTCTTAACGAGGTACATAAAGTTCGCTATCTCATCGATCAAACGTTTTTACTTGTAAACATGAACATCGTGTGGATTGGAAAGCGAGGTTCTCTCACAGAGAGAGCTATAAATAGAGAAACAGGAGAAACTGTTGTTGAAATTAACAAAGACTTTTTTAGATCCTATGAAACTTCACCCAATATTTTGAAGGGTAACAACTCAAAATTATTAAGTATTGGCTGGCGACCTCAATATACAACCGTAATCGATATCATGCGCGATATGATTGATAGTTACGATCAATAATTGCGATTAATAAAGATTTTACTTTACATCAAAGTAAAATATTAAGAGCGCTATTTGCCTACCTAAACAACATCCAAGTAAACCACTTTCATTGGTTCACCGCTCCCCATGTACGTCCACTTTCATCCATAGAAGGGAGGGGTTGCAATGCCGTGGACGCAGGTGGATGAGGATATTCGTCGCCAATTGCCACTGGACAATCGCCAACCTTCTCCAACACCTCTTGTAGGTGGGAAATGTAAGAAGAAAGCATCACTTCATTGTTTGAAGTGTTTTCAGGAGAAAAAATGTTCACGCATTTGGTGGTATTGATACCAAAATGATTGAAAATACAGATGATACTTTTTATTCACAAAATCCAATAAAAAGTAAAGAAGAAATCACACAATTATTTAAAAACGAACATTTATCGAATGATTTAACATTTAATCCTTTTGAATGTACATTACCTAAATACATTATCTAAATATATAGATCTATATATTTATGTAATATTATTATATTATTATTATATTATTATATATTATATATTAAATTATAATATTATATGATTATCCATATTAGTGGTTCGTCTGGAAGTGGTAAAACTACAATTGGAAATAAAATTAAAAAAATGTTTAATAATAAAGTTGCGGTATTTGATGTAGATGATTTACATATGAATCCAAGAACAAAAGTCATTTAGTTTTGAGATCTAAGAAGTCGATGTTTTTTCATTTTTTACATTAGCGGTAATACGATATCTTGTAATTCAATTATAATACAAGCCATACAGCAGCACCAGTAGATACGCTGGTGGCAGCATATACAACGCCAGCATTAACCCACATGTCACCTACCTTGAATCCTGCAGTGTTATCGTCCGTGACTAAAGGCGCGCGTCCGAATTGACCGAATATAATGGAGTCACAGATGCAAAGGAAACGTATAAAACCACTACAAAACCTTACGACGAAGGAACCATTTGGATACATGCTACTGATAAGACTAGCTTAGACTATACACCAAAAAGTTCTCTGTTTACTATTTTTGGTTTTTAAAGAATTACAACATATAATTTAAACCCGTTTAAATTATAGAAAAATGGCGTGGGTACCGGGAAGACAAAGAAGAGATTGTCCTCTTTCTAAATTAAAGCTAATATTAAATAAAATCACCGAAGAGAAATTTCTACCGATTTCCTTGGAGATTCGGACATTATTTGAGGAGAAAATATATACAGATCGATTAATGCAAGGTGGTGCAGAGGCTATTCTAGAAAAGGGAATAAGAGAAAATGGATATGCAGCTCTATATGCACAATTATGCAATTATTTGTGCGAAGAACGTATAGCATTTAAACCTATAGTATTAAACACTTTACAAACCATCTTTAGAGAAATTTTACATCTTGATATAACTTCAGCAACTCGAGCTAAGCGACTTATCGGGTGTATTTGTGTTATTTCTGAATTTTATAATACCAATCTTCTACCAAGCAAGATCCTCTTTAATGACGTT